TGTCTAATTCAAGTGCAGTAATATACACTGACATACGTGGTGCGCTTGGTAATTTGTTTTCAGAATTTTCTCTAATAATATTAGCAACTTGTCTTGTTAAGTCACCATACATTACTGGAACTTCTTTTGTACTTCCCTTACCGTCTTTAACAGGAAAATTACTAACAATACGCATTAACTGAGTTATGTAGCGTCTTACTTGTCCGTCGTAAAAATGCTGCATTAGTTATCCGCCTTTGGTTTAAGTGCTTTAGATAGACTTTGTCTTTCTTCAACAACTTCACCGTTAATTGTATTAGTATTAGTATTGTTGATAAAGCTAGTTTTCTGTGTATATCTATCTAGTGTATTACTTAGTGTCATACGTGCATCGTCTGTTACTTTCACCCATCTAGTTCCATCATATGTAAACATTCTGTTTGGGAAAAAATCTGTACGCAAATAATAATCTCCTCTAATTGGATTGCGAGGAAATTGTATGCCAAATCCATAAGGTGCACCATTAGGAGTAGTACCATCTCCATAATTCAACAAGTATCCTGTATATCCTTCTCGTTCAGGACGATTTGTAACTTCGTCAGCAGTGTTACTAATATTGCTTGCTTCTAAGTCTTCTTGGTCTGCTGTTTTAAGAGCAATAGTACCATCATCATTAGTTGCTACTGTATAATAATGACTAGTCTCAAATCCTGACTTGGGTGAATCTGCTTCTGCTTGTGCAACTACAGCATTTGAAATTTGCATTTCTTTTTCATATGTTGAAAGTACATCACGGAGCGTAGTATCTGATCCTTCAGTTGCTGGAAGGTCGAGTATTTCTGCGTATTCTTGGCCGTCGTATATTTGCTTTAATTTAAGTCTGTATAAGTGCGGATACCAAGTATGACTAAATCCTTCTGCTGCACGATTAACATCTTCAACAACATAAAAACGTTTTAGTGCCATGTCATAATCATTTAGTGCATACTCGTCTTTTAAGTGAGGAAGTTCTATAACATCACCACTCATAATTTTTCTACCTAACGTTTTGACACTACTTCTAATATGTATAGTCATAAACAGTGTATCATTGCTTAAAAATAAACCAAACTGACTTAGATCAAAATCAATGTCTTGGACATTATATATTGCTCGCATAGTATAGATGTCCGGGTCATACTTGCGATCTCTGTTTTCAAGAAATAACAAATCTTGTATATTAGTTTCTTTTACAGCATCATATGTTGGCTGATCAGCAGTTCCTTCACCTTCTGCAGGATTTTCAGGACCTATGTATTTGTGTATGTTAATATCAGTGCCGCCAACCTGAAACATTTCCCCAATTTGTCTATCTAGGAATTCGTAATCGTTACCGCGCTCTGGTTTATATAAACTTAATCTTGGCATATACATATTTATCGTTAGATAAATACTACGACGGAGAAACCTAAATGGCAAATATATCAACACAGAAACAAGAAATATACGATTATGTTTACGCTATGCTTGGCGGCGGCATGGTTGATGTAGAACTTGACCCTGTACACTACGAAACTGCTTTAAACAAAGCACTTACAAGATTTAGACAACGCAGTGATAATAGTGTTGAAGAATCTTATATGTTTATGCCAACCGTTATTGATCAAAACGAATATACACTACCAAAAGAAGTAGTAGAAGTTCGTAAGTTATTCCGTAGATCAATCGGTTCACGCAGCGGCGGCGGCGATGGCGGCACATTGTTTGAACCGTTCAACCTTGCTTATACTAATACGTATTTGTTAGCAAGTTCAAATTTAGGTGGACTAGCAACATACGATTTCTTTAGCCAATATCAAGAACTTGTAGGACGTATGTTTGGCTCGTTTATTGAATTCAAATGGAATACTACAAGTAAAAAGTTGACTCTACTACAACGTCCTAGAGCAGAAGAAAATTTATTATTGTACTGTTACAACTACCGTCCAGATGAACAACTATTAGAAGATTATCTAGCAGTACAATGGATTAAAGATTATACACTTGCTAGTTGTAAGTTTATGCTAGGTGAAGCACGAAGCAAGTTTGCTACTATTGCAGGACCGCAAGGTGGTTCAACTCTTAACGGAGATGCACTAAAAGCCGAAGCACAAGCTGAAATGGAAAAGTTAGAAGCAGAAGTATCTCAAGCAGTTGCAGGCGGCACAGGATACGGATTTTTAATTGGCTAATAAAAGATTATTTTTAAATGTTTCGTCTGCACTAGAAATACCAGGCGCAACATCTATACAACAACATACTGCTTATAAATCTTTAGTATCACAATTACCTAATTCACCTCGAATTTTAGAAATTGGCTGCGGCTACGGAAGAAGTACTTGGGCCTGGTTAGATGTACTTCCTAAAAATACTTCGTATTATGTTCTTGATAATTTTAAGTTACGATACCACACTTTAGTAACATGGTCTAGTAGCTTTGCTAAAAGGGCAATTAAATTAAAAATGTCGCAACGAGAAATATTTGATACTGTTATTAAAAGACATCCCAATGAATCTATTATTAAGCAAGTATGGCACATGGAAGGTAGAGATTGGATTCAAAGTGAATATTTTACTAACGAATGGGATTTAGTATATCTTGACGACGACCACACGTATTATGCTGTAAAAACTTGGTTAAAAAATTTTAATAAAGTATCAATTGTATGCGGCGACGACTATTGTAGTGATTGGGCAGGTGTAATGAACGCTGTAGATGAATATAGTATTAGTAATTTGTGTACTAAAGAAATTATGCCTGGAAATTTCTTTGTTATAAAAAATACTTGACAACTTACTAATTTTTCTGTATAATATATAGAAATAATAGGAGTTCTATATGTTACCTAAACTACTTGTAGTTGGACATGGCAGACACGGCAAAGACACTGTTTGTGAATTATTAGAAAAATACGGCTACACATTTCAATCTAGTTCTAAGTTCTGTTCAGAACTTTTTATATTCAATGATTTAAAAGACAAGTACGGTTATGCAGACGAAGAAGAGTGTTATGCAGATCGTCATAATCATCGCACAGAGTGGTACAACATGATACACGATTACTGTAAAGATGATCTAGCACGTCTTGGGCGTAACTTGTTTGCACAAAACAATATCTATTGCGGCTTGCGCAACAAGCGAGAATTCTTTGCAATGCAAAATGAAGAAATCTTTGACTATGCTATTTGGGTAGATCGTACAGATCATTTGCCTACTGAAGATCCTAGTTCAATGAGTATTGAACAATGGATGTGTGATTACACTATTGACAACAACGGAGATCTAAAAAGACTAGAAAAAAACGTTGATGTATTAATTCGTACTATTTTTAGAAATCAGGGGTTAGGTCACCTTGTCGCCAACGCACCCCGTTCTTTTGAATTATTCGCTGACAGTTAGCACATATAGTTTTTAAATTTTGAGGTCGACAATTATTTAAATCTCCATCTATATGGAATACATTAAACTGTTCTTCGTGTTTTGATTTAAATCCACACTTTTCACATTGTGTTTTCTTTTCATATCCTCTTTGTTGCCATTTAGGAATTCCGTGTCCTATACCATTACGCAAACAAGTTTCGCAGAGCTTACGATAGTAGGTTCTGTTTCCTTTTTTATAATTAATAGCAGCAGGCCGCTGCCCGCACTTGCATAAAGGTCTCATATTGTATTTAGCTCACCTTTTCGGTCCCTTTTTTCGGTGTTTTACAGGGTGGTTTTCTTTTTAATATACTAAATACAAGCATAGTACAAACTTTACTATCTTTTAGGAGAAAGAATATGGCATTAGTATCACCAGGCGTAGAAGTCAAAGTAATTGACGAATCATTCTACACCCCAGCAGCGGCTGGTACTGTACCTATGATCTTTGTGGCATCCGCTGAAAACAAAATTTCGAGCAGTGGCGCAGGAACAGCGGTAGGTACATTAAAAGCAAACGCTGGTAAACCTTACTTAATCACCAGTCAGCGAGAGCTTGGTGAAACATTTGGCGATCCATTATTTTATAGTGACGCCTCGGGCAATATGATCCACGGTGGAGAGCTTAACGAATACGGACTACAAGCTGCTTATTCGTCATTAGGCGTTTCAAATCGTGCATATGTAGTTAGAGCAGATATTGACTTAGCTGAATTAGAAGCAAGTGCAACAGCACCAGGCGGCGCCCCAGCAGATGGTGCATGGTGGTTAGACACGCTTGCAAGTGAATTTGGTATTTTAGAATGGAACGGCGCAGCAATTACAACTGTAGGCGGACAAACATTTGCAAGTAAAACACACATTGCTATTACATCAAGTGATGACTTAGATGGTAGTGATTTACCTAAACAATCAATTGGTGCTATTGGAGATTATGCTATTGATCATTCAAGCAATGATAATAGAGTATTTTATAAGTCACCAGGTTACGGTGCATCACAAGCAACAAGAACAGCAAATGCAGGCAAATGGGTTGCACTTGGAAGTAACGAATGGGCAGATAGTTATCCAGCAGCAACAGGCTCTAATGCGCCAGCAGCCGTTGATGCTTCACATACAATCGTACTAAATGGTGTTTCAGTCGTTGCTGGCGGTACAACATTTACCGATGTAGTAACAGCAATTAATGCAGCGGCGGTAACAGGTATAAATGCCGCGCTAATTGATAGCAGAATTAAAATTTATGTAGATGCTACAGCAATTGCTGACGAAGGCGGCGTAGGCACTACAGCTACAGGAACAGTTAGTATTGCAGAAGGCACCGGAACAC